AAGATGAGGACGATGACTAAAGCCCGCTATCTTGTTATATCGGATTTACAAATCCCATACCATCATGAGCAAGCTGTTAAGAATCTTATCAAGTTAGTAAAGCGAGAGAAGTTCGACCTTGTGTTAAACACAGGCGATGAGCTAGATATGCAAAGCCAGAGCAAGTGGGCTAAGGGCACTCACTTGGAATATGAAGGGCAGTTAGACCATGACAGAACACTTGCTCAGAACATTCTTTGGGATTTAGGCACTACCGATGTCACAAGATCCAATCATACGGATAGATTATTTCACACCCTTGTCAGAGGAGCGCCCAGTCTTATCGGATTGCCCGAGCTTGAATACTCCAAGTTCATGGACTTCAACGGGCTTGGAATCCGCTTCCATAAAAGACCATACGAGTTTCATAAGGGATGGGTCTTAGTCCATGGCGATGAAGGATCAATGAATTCTAATGCTGGACTCACAGCTCTAGGGCTGGCTAAGAAGTTCGGCAAGTCTGTGGTCTGTGGTCACACCCACAGGGCAGGCATTAGTGCCTTCACAGAGGGCATAGGAGCTTCATACAGGACTTTGTGGGGCTTAGAGGCAGGAAATGTCATGGACAAGAAGAAAGCCTCTTATTTAAAGGCTGGAAGCGCGAATTGGCAGATGAGCGTGGCAGTCATTGAGACTCATGGAGACCGCGTTTCTCCGATGCTAGTGCCTATCAATAAGGATGGGTCTTTTACTCTTTACGGCAAACTCTACGCCTAAGAATCGTTATCGTTTCGTTATCTAAATGTCCTTGATTCGTCTGGCCTATATGTCACACTAACTCTGTAAGCCAGACGAGGGCGCTGGATGCAGATAGGTACAAGATGAACAATAATGACAAGCTGTTGATTATCTGCCTTATTGGGGCAAGTATCAGCTTTGTGGTATGGGCAATCCAATCATATAAAGAAGCCTACGAACGCGGACATCGCGATGGTTGGCATAAGGGCAGAGCAGTCAATCGCTCAGAGTTTTGGTCAGAATGAAACATGGAGAAATACTTAGTTCTGCCACTGATCTATACAAGGACAGAGGACTCGCTTACGGCCACCCAAGTGACAATATGGCGAGAGCAGCACGACTTATCAGTGCCTACCTTGAAATGCCAGTGGAAGATTACCAAGTTGCAGTTATCCTATCGCTGGTCAAAATCGCAAGGACAATCGAAGATGGGACTCGAGAAGATTCTTGGATAGATGCAGCTTCATACATCGCAATTGCTGGCGCATTACAGACAGAGGAGAATGAACTCTATGTTTAACCTAGCCGACTACGAGCCAGTGGAGGTTCGACTTGAAAAGTTTATTAAGGATTATCCAGATTTCCGTATTAGCACTGAGTTGGAAGTTGTGGAAGCAAGCAGATACATTGTTAAGGCTTATCTCTTTAAGACTAGCCAAGATAGCATCGCATGGGCAACAGGGTACGCTGAAGAAACGGTTAGCACTCGCGGGGTCAATCAAACTTCTGCACTGGAGAATTGCGAGACATCTGCTATTGGCAGAGCGCTTGCAAATGCGGGTTATGCTCCTAAAGGAAAGCGCCCTTCTCGAGAAGAAATGAGCAAGGTCGCACCTAATCATCCAGCTCTTAAGGTTGTTAAGCAAGAAATACAACCAGCACCACAGGACATCAAAGAGGGTGACACTGATTACTGGACTACACCTATTGGATCATCAGTCAAGACCACAAACGCACCAGTTACTCTAGAGACTGCAATGGCAACAGTGACAGAGATTCTAGGTACTGCAGAAGCTATGGATGCACCTAGTTGCAATCATGGCCACATGGAATGGCGAACCGGCCATTCGGTCAAGACCGGAAAAGACTGGGCAGGATTCTTCTGTGCCACCAAGGGTCAAAGTGGTGGGATGGATAAGTGTCCAACGCATTGGTATAACTTGAGCAGCTCTGGCAAATGGGAACCACAGAAGGCGAGGGTATAATGGGATACGCTGAGATTCATACTCCAGAAGGTTGGATCAATGTTGAGGACATTCCTATGGTAGATACAGTTAATTGTCAGCTATGTAATGAACCTACCGAGGCTTGGAACATTGTCGCTAACATTGTTATTAAAGATAATGTAGTAAGTGTTGGCACATGGCAATGCAATAAATGTAAGGCAGTCAATGGATAAGGAAACGCTTCTCATGGTATTGACACTAGCTCTATTCATTGGGGGAGTCGCAATGGGTTACATGGCTGGGTTATCTCATTAGTCAGCACAGGAAACACAGAGGTTTCCGCACAGAGCGCGTGGTCGCACAGTACCTATCGACTGTCTGGCCATTCGCTAGTGTGGGAAGGGGGAATGGTAAAGATATTCAGTCTGTGCCCTTTGACTGTGAAGTCAAGGCAAGGGCTGGATTTCAACCAAAGGCAGTCTTGGAGCAGATTCGTAAGCGCACAGCTCTTTCGGGGGAATTGGGCTTTGCGGTACTTCGTCTCAATGGACAGGGCGAGAATGCAGCGGAATATGCCTGCATCATCCAGCTCCAAGACTTGCTTCCACTTCTAGAATTAAAGTATGGTCACATTAAAGTAGATCCAAAAGATGCTGACATCCAACGATGCAGTTGTGGATCATGGATGATTGGGGAATGTAAAACATGCCAGCCTACGATTACAAATGTGGAAGATGCGGATTAAAGAATGAGCTGCATCATGGCTGGCATGACAAACCAACAGTTCTATGCACTTACTGCAATGAACCAATGAGTAAAGTGATTAGCCCAGTAGGGGCAATCTTCAAGGGTACGGGATGGGGCAAAGATTGATCGTATATGACTTCTTCTCAGGCACTGGGTCAAGCACTCAGGCATTCGAGGATGCAGGACACACAATAATCAAGGTTGAGTTAGATGAATACTTTGAGGCACATGAACGAGATATATTACAACTCACTGCTGAAGGTTTAATTGCTAAGTATGGTCAGCCAGACTTTATCTGGGCATCACCGCCATGTCAGAAGTTTAGTGTGGCGAGCATTGGACATTACTGGACTGGTGGGCGTGGTAATTGCGTTCCCAAGCGGCCAGAGGTTTATGAAGCTATTGCATTGGTAGCCCACACAATTAAGTTAATGCAAGACCTCAACCCTACTCATGGCTGGATTATGGAAAACCCTAGAGGAATGCTTAGAAAGCAAGATGTGGTCAAAGACTTAAAGAGATGGACAATTACTTACTGTCAATATGGTGACACTCGAATGAAACCAACAGATGTATGGGGAACACTTGACTGGACACCTAGACCAATGTGCAGTCCGGGAATGGATTGTCATGAATCATCACCTGCTGGCACTAATTCAGGTGGCACTGGCAAGTTAAAGAATGCAAGGTTGCGTTCAATGATTCCTTATGAATTAGGTAAAGAAATTATGGAACTCATATCGTGACCGCATACATGAACCCCAGCGAGACTGTTGAATGGGCTACTCCTAAAGACCTATTTGACAAGTTAAACACTATTCATAACTTCACATTAGATGTTGCAGCTTCAAGTACCAATGCACTGTGTGATGAATGGTTCGGCCTTGATCATGTAGATGAATCACGCAGGGATGGCCTAACTGCTAAATGGTATGGGCGAGTATGGTGTAACCCGCCTTATGGCAGAGTCATTAAAGATTGGGTCAAGAAGGCACAAGAGCATGATGATTTAGTTGTTATGTTATTGCCTTCTCGTACTGATACTAAATGGTTTCATGAGCTAGTTCTGCCTTATGCAGAGGTTCAATTCATTAAAGGTCGGTTGAAGTTTGGTGGCTCTAAGTTAGGTGCGCCATTCCCTTCTATAATTGTTACTTACACACACCCTGTGGATAAGTAGGGGCAGAACTTCACTTCACGCTCAGTTAGGACACAAGTTATGCACAATCTTGACAAGCATGGTACGCTAACGGCGCAGAGCCTCTCAAAGGCTCACTGCGAGCCCCTTAGGGGCGTAGCTCGCAGGGTGCTAGTAGCTATTGGGATAGCTCTATGCATAATGCCTTATGCAGGTAGCTCTGAACCAGTGCAACAAAAGACTTACATTGATTACAAGACTTATTCTCTCTATCTATTAGACTTTAACTATAAAGAATATAAATGCTTAACAATCCTTTATGGTAAAGAATCAGCATGGAATCCAGATGCTGTTAATGGATCTCATTATGGAATACCACAAGGTAAGAGTGAATGGCTTGCTACTGTTGATGGATATAAACAGGTAGTATGGGGCTTAGCATACATAGGCCATAGGTATGGTGAGCCATGCATTGCATTAGATCATTGGAGTAAGTACGGATGGCATTAGACAAGCTGAACTCAAGGCGCTATAGAGTTCATAAGCAGCGAGTGTTTGATAGAGATGGACGCATCTGTCGCTACTGTGGCAGTGATGAAGAGCCATTGCACATTGACCACATCATCCCACGCAAGGTTGGTGGCACTCATGATTTAGAGAATCTTCAAGTGTTGTGCAAGGCATGCAACCTACGCAAGTCAAGCAAGGATGAGGGCGTTTTTTTAGCACAGACGGCTACCCCCCCTGTCTTTTCTTCCCGTATCTCCCTGATGCAGTCCGAGCCAATGCTGGACAGTCCATTTAAGACCCGACCTAGTCCGAGTCAATGACAACTAAGCCCAAAAAGACCCAGCCGTTGCGAGGGGCAACGCAACCGAGGGTTCATAGCCCACTTCTCAAGGGCAAGACCAGAGCTGGTGAAGTAATTGAAATGGTTGAGCGTCTAAAGATGGACAAGCTCATGCCATATCAAGAGTTCGTTCTTAAGCAGATGATGATGGTAGATAAGAAGGAGCAATACAGGGTCAAGACCGCGCTGTTGCTCATATCTCGCCAGAATGGCAAGTCTCACCTAGGCAGAGTCAGGGTTATCTGGGGCATGTTCTATGGCAATGAGAAGAAGCACATCATCATGTCCTCTAATAGAGCTACTGCCCTAATGACCTTTAGAGAAATCGCATGGATCATAGAATCGACTCCAGAGTTAAAGGCAATGACTAAAGCAGTGCGTTATGCCAACGGCGGGGAACGAATAGAGCTGCTCAATGGTGCAACCCTTGACTTAGTATCAGATACCAGAGACTCAGCGCGTGGTCGTACTGCTGACTTCTTGTGGATTGATGAAGTGCGTGAAATATCTGAGGACGGCTATAAGGCTGCTATCCCAACTACTCGCGCTAGAGCTAATGCTCAGACCTTCTTGACATCTAACGCAGGCGATGCCTTTTCGACAGTCCTTAATTCACTTGTCGAACGCGCTAAGGATTATCCTCCAGAAACCTTTGGCTATTATGAGTATTCCGCTCCACAGTATTGCAAGATAGACATCAGATCAGAAGCGTTTTGGCGTGATGCAGTAGCACCTAGTAATCCTGCACTCGGATTTACTGTCACTAGAGAGTCAATCGAGGAAGCAATCGCAACTGCTCCTATTGAGACCACTCGTACTGAGACTTTATGCCAGTGGATTGATTCATTACAAAGCCCGTGGCCTCATGGAGTCCTAGAGGAGACTAGCGATAGCACTTTAGAAATTGCAGTGGGGGCATACACAGTATTCGCATTCGATGTAAGTCCGAGCAGGCGCAATGCTTCACTTATTGCCGGCCAGATACTTCCAGACGGACGAATCGGTATCGGAATCATGGAGGCTTGGAGTTCTCAGGTCGCAGTTGATGATCTAAAGATTGCAGCAGCTATAAAAGGCTGGTGCGACATCTATAGGCCTCGAATGGTGTGTTATGACAAGTACGCCACTCAATCTATAGCCGATAGATTAAAGCAGGCCGGAGTTATGACCGAGGATGTCTCAGGTCAGCAGTTCTATCAGGCTTGTGGGGATTTGCTCACTGGATTGGTGACTCATAAGGTCGTTCATAATGGGCAGGCAGAGCTTGTCCAACAATTTAATAACTGTGCAGCTAAAGTCAATGACTCAGCCTGGAGAATCATCAAACGCAAATCTGCTGGAGACATTAGCGCCATTATTGGAGTTGCAATGGCAGTAAGCAAGTTAATGCTCCCAGCACCTAAGCCTCAAATTATTACTTAGACACTTGCCTAGTATGTTGTCTAATTACTTGACAAATGCTACACTTTATGACTATGGGTCTATTCCGCAAAACAGAAGCAATCAATACTGATCAGCGTTCTTCGCTTTTAGCGCAATACGCCCCTCAAATTATGGGAGAA